ATTGTTCATTTGATAATGGCTCATCTAAAACCGAATCAATAACTGATGCAAACTTTTCATCCGAAATAGGTTCATCAAAAATAGCCTCAATAGCAGCAGAGAATTGCTCATCAGATAGTGGTTCAGAAAAAACTGCTTCAACAGCAGCATCAAATTGGTCTGCACTTAGTTTTGATGTGTCGTCAAAGACAGCCTCTACTGCAGCAGAGAAGTTTTCATCAGAGAGCGGTTCTGAGAATATTGAGTCAATTACAGTAGCAAACTGAGAATCAGTGAGTTCTTGGTCAAGAAGTGAGTTAACTACTGCCGTAAGTTCTTCTGGAGTTCCAGCATCTGCCACTAAATTATCAACAGCATCTCCAAGTTTTGCGTCTGATATTGGTGAATCAAAAATATCTGCAACCGCACTATCCACAGTATCTTGAACCTCTTGAGGAACCTCAATTGTTGAGGTTGGGTCTTCAGGTGTCTCAACAGGTGTTGTATCAGTCACCGGAGTCTCTACTGGCTCAAATATTGTTTCAATTATTGTTGGCGGTGCTTCTGTGGTTGTAGTGGTTTCTGGCTCAGGCTCAGTGGTGGTAGTGGTTTCAGGCTCAGGTGCTATAGTTGTAGTAGATGTTGTGGTTGTGGTTGGTGCCAGTGTTGAGCTGGTTGTGGTTGTGCTGGTGGTTGTTGTAGTCGTAGTTGTAGTCGTAGTTGTTGTCGTAGTTGTTGTCGTAGTTGTTGTGGTAACAGGAGTTGATCTAACCGTATAGGTTTCTGTTAATGACGAATAAGCATGAAGAGTGTCATTATCTGCACGAACTCTAAATTGATACTCTCTACCATTTACTAAGTTATAAACAACTGCCCAAGTGTTACCGGTTGAAATTGCATATGAAGTTTCCCAGTTATCATCAGAAAAGAAAACAGCATAATGCTCTGGTACTGCATAGCCTTCCCCTTCTTGTGGCGGATCCCAAGAAAGAGCAACACTTCCTTCATATGCATGAGCCTCAAGGTTTGTTGGAGAAGCCATTACTAATGGGGGCAATGTAGTCGTAGTCGTAGTTGTGGTTGTGCTCGTTGTAGTAGTACTAGTCGTTGTTGTACTACTTGTGGTTGTAGTTGTTTCAGGTGCATTTGTTGGAGTAGAACTTGTATCAACAGTATAAAACTGGTTGTACCATCTATTGGGATCACCACAACAGACACTTGTTCTTAAACGATAAGTTCCTGACTGTTGGACTACATAGGATATATAAGAATCAAGATAGAAATAATCATCATTGACAGCGACAATAGTTCCTTCGCTGTCATAAAGCCATAATTGACTATCAATTCCATGTGACCAAGCATCTGCTCTAGCAGTAAATGTCGTGCCAACTTCTAATTGAAAATAGAAATCATTTGCACCTTCTGTTCTGAATGTGTCAGCCTTTGCAGGGTTTGAAAAAAAAGAAAGAATTATTATAGGAATTAATATCCAAGAACCTTTTTTGAAACTTAATTTTCTCACATAACAATTGTATATGAGTTAAAATTAAGTTGCGTATTCAACTCCACTAATCGATAGAGTTATACTTGCATTTGCTTGAGAAAGATAAAGTTTAGAGTTAGCAGGAAGAACAACAATTCCGTTATAAGCAACTGTTTCGTTTGGTGCAACAGTGAATGACTTAAGAATTGCATTATTGTTAGCAGCTGCTGAGACACCTGACACAAGAAGATGAACATTGCATGTTGCTGCACTTGTTGTGAAATTGCATAGATTCATGTTCTTAATAATAGAATAGCTTCCTGTATTGCTTGATACGGTTACAACATTAGCTGCAGTGTCAGCTCCAAGATACAAAAGCTTTGGTGTTAAGTTTGCCATTTAAATCCCCATCCACTGCAGGATAGCAGTGTCATATGTATATGTATTCATGCTTTGAATCGTATTTGAATCAAGAACATGGTCAACAACAGCCCCGGCTAAATGGTTCTGTGCTGTAGTACCATCATACCCTCTAACGCTTATAGTTAGAACATCTCCTGAACGAGAGGACACGAGCATCTTTTCTTCCACTGCTTCACCACGACTTACAATGATTGCAAATGGATTATTAGCACCTGTTGGGAAAGACGAACCTGAACCAACAGTAATAGATGACGCAGAGTTTGCAACATTGCTTGGTAATGTTGTGCTTAAAACAGCGCCGGCAAATTCTCTTCTTTGCATTTAAACCTCTTTAGTCAAGGCTGATATCAAGATCGCCTGTTGCAATTCTCAATGTATCGCCTGCATCAAGACTCTTGTTTGTTGCAAGAGTTCCCCAAACAAGTAAGTTACCTGCTGTTAAAGCATCAAAGATACCAACTGCAACAACAGTGCATGCTGGCATATTTACAAAATCAAGGTTTGCACTATTTTGAGTTGCACCACTTACTGCTGCATCAAAAGCAGCAGTTTGGCGAGCATATGAACCACCAGTTACTTGTGTTCCACCACCTGCATCATTTGGTGCTGCTGTGTAAAGTGCTACATAAACTGTAGTCGGCTTGGTATATGATGTTGTACCAAGAATGTGGTCAAGAACTTTGTTCTCTAAGTAATCGCTAAGGTTACCCGCCATAATTAATCCTCCTTAGAGGCAAGATACTCTTCGATTTCGTGAGGATCTGCTCTTCTAAAATTTTCAAGACTCAAAAGGAATGCATATTCCTCATCTGAGACTTCTTTCATAGAATCTTCTCTTGAAAAGAAAAGATTACCAGAGCTATATGAAGCTCCGCTTTCAAAAATAATCAAATTAATTGCATTTGATTTTTTAGACACTTTTGCTGGTTTTGTTTCAACACTGTCTTCTATGTTCTCTGCTTCAACTTTTGGCTTTGCAGCAGCTTTTTTAACTGCAGCCTTTTTTACTGGCTTTGCTTCTTCACCTAATGCTGCTTTCGATGTAACGATGTTATCAGTCATGATTAATACAATACCACACTTAGTTGAAAAATGCGAAAAGGAGGGGATATTTCACCCCTCCCAATCACAAATTTTTAATTATTAATTACAGTGTGCGAAGCTTAAGGTTTTTACCGATTACATACGAATCAGCATTTTCAATGTTACTTGCTACTCTCATGAACTGAGTGTACTCAATGGTGTCTGTTTTTGGCTTGAACTGACGATACACGGTGATGTCACGGTGGATACCGATAACACGGTTGTTAGGGAATGTGAGTTCCACATAACCATGTGAACCAGCTGCTCCGGAATAATCACCGGCAACGGTTTCTGGCATCAAAGGAATTTCAACCAACGGAATACCGAATGGTGAAATACCAGTTGAACCAGCACCACCATTTCCACGCATTGCGCCTTGCAAGAATGCAAGTTCGCCGACTTGTGAGAATGGTGCAGGTGCGCCTGCTGTTGCTGCTGTTGCAGAGTTTGGATTTCCAAGGCTGTAGATTGTGTCCTGAACGATACCTGAACCAGAGAAGAACTTCAGTTCATTTCTGCGCTGAAGGTACTTGGTTGGAAGGTTACGAAGGATACGGTCATAAGATGCACGAGAAACTCCATTACCAGCCTCATCGACTACACGACCATTTGCCTTTGAAAGCTTAACAAAACCATCAAGAGCCTTAATGAGACCATTGTTGGAGCTTGTGTTTCCGTTGATAAAGAGATCATCAAGGTCGTTTGCAGTCTGGCGAGCCATCATCTGTGCGATGTGGTCCTCCAAAGAAGCTCCCTCAATGTTGTCTTCCAACGACTCGGTTGACAGTGCCCAATCAAGACGAAGCTTGACGGTGGACAATGAGACCTTGCTGAATGTGACGGCTGCATTTGAGCCATCATCTGTTGCCTCGGTTGCTTTTGAAAGCAAGCGGGTGCCTACAGAAACCTTATCGATTTCCATTTGTGGTGTACGCATACGAACGACTCTTGCGTTCTGCATAAGTACAGACTGATCAATAACAAAGTCAAGGAATCGGTTTGACTGTTGTGGTTTCATTAAACCACCTGAATCATTACCTACAACCCCAGTTGTTACTTCATTAGCCTTTGATAGAATTTCTTCTTGTGATGCCATATCTTAATTTCCTCCTATTATGACTTATAGCCCAAGGAGTTAATTAAACCTTGTGGCAAATATGTATTGTCCCAAATTGATGATGGAGCAGACTTAGTAAGTTCTTCGCCCTCTTCGTCATCTTCTGGGTCAACGCTTTTCTTGATAGCTCCGGACTTGGCAAAGGCTTGAACCTTCTCTTCCTGTTCCGACAGAGATAGCTCTGTTGCTTCTAATTTTTCTTGTAGTTCAGTTGCTTGAACTTCAAATCCCTTGGTGATGGTGTCGATTTTTTCTTGAACCGAAGCTTCAACCTCTTCTTTAATTGAAGTAGCGAAGGCAGCCAGTTTTTCGTCAACCACAGCACTAAGAGCATCTTTTAGGATTTCTAGATCCATAATTTCCTCCTGTGTGTTTTCAGTTACTTCAATTTCAATTGAAGCATTTTCTTTTACATCGGGAACAAGCCAATTAACCATACGCTTAAGTAGGGATAATCTTGATTCTTGTTCATTCATGTTTAAGACCTTATCATAATTTGTATCATTTTGCAATTCGCTCTCTTGCATTTTAATCAAATCTGAGCCATCTTCTGACTTATTTGACATTTCTAACATTTGAGCTAACATCTCTGTCAATGAACCCGGATTTGCATCATCATTCATTTCAGGGTCTTCTGTTGGTGTTCCTGTTGAAATACCAAGAGAAGCACGAAGTTGCCAATCCCATTTTTCATGCAAATCAATTCTTTCTGCAAGAAGGTTTGCAACACCTTGCTCATTTGAATCATTTGCAACATTGAAAGCTTCTTTTACTAACTCTAGGTACATTTGATTTTTTTCATAGATATCCATAGCAAGTTCTCTTGCATCTGTTGTGGCTGAATCATCATCATAAGATGACATATCCTCTGCATCGCCCAAAGCAATTGGGAAATCTCCAAGCTTTCTAATATTTTCTGCAAGAGAATCAATTGATTCAAATACATCCGCATAAATTTCACCAAAAAGGTCATGATATTCACGGAAATCTACACCCTCAACATTCCAATGTGCTCTATGCGAAGAGAAATAAAGAACAGCAGCATTAGACAAAAGATTATTTAATGTATCTGTTAATGGAGAGCTTTTTTTAATTTTATCTTTCATAGAAGACTCCTTTTTCTTTTTCTTAGGCTTTCCGGGGAATGGACCTTGAAAACTACCTTGAGTAGGATTCTTGATACCAGCTCCCATTGAGCCTGCTGTGACTTCTCCTTCTTTCTTCATACTTTTCTCTTTAGTATTCTGATAGCGGTCAAGAAGTCTGCGACCTTTTGCAGCAAGTTCTGCTGCATCCTGTGCGTTCTGTGGGACTGGTTCCCCCCAAGCTGCTGCTGAAAGCGCAAGTCTTGTGGGTCTTCCCTTTGAGTCTTTCATCGGACCAGATGGGTTTGTGAAGAAGCGAGTTAGGAAAGAACCTTTTCTACGCATTTTATCAGGAGTGTCTGCTGGACCCTTCACTCCGGGCTTAAGGTTTGCACCTTCTGTTTCTTTGAAGTGTCTACGACCTGCTGCTGTAAGACCGCCCTTGGGATCTTTGAGAGGAGAGGCTTTATCAAGAACATAATCAAGACCGCCATCATCACTTCTCTTAATGATATCAACTGTTGCTAAAGCATTAGCTGGATTATCAACTACGCTCAACTCACCAAGAACATATTTCTCAATAACATTGACTGGGCGACCACGAAACATCTTTTCAGCTGATTCACTCTTCTGAAGAACTTTACCGCCAATAGAGAAAGCCTGCAGGGTGCCATCAAGAATCTTTTCCCAAGTGTCTTGTGCTCCCTTTGAAATATAGGCATCTACACGGATAGCATTATACTCTTCACCATCTTCACCTTTGATTTTGATTGGCACAAAGTTGACAGCTTTGCCAACAGCTACAGGAGAATGCATCTCACGGATGTTCCCTCCCCAGTTTTTAAATGCCTCAAGAGATGCAGAAAAGTCAACAATATCACCAGATTTATCAACATTATCAGCAGTAGCAATACCGCTAATAATCCTTTGCTCTTTCTTGATCATTTCAATCGGGAAAGATAAATTAAAGTTTTCCATAATCACCTCGTAATTTTAAATTATACACTATTATGCGTATAATTACCCAAAAGCCATTACAGCTAGTGTTACGGATGCTGTCACTACTTCAATTGTTGTATAATCGCCATCTATTTCTACATAACCGCCACCACTGGTCATTGCCGGGATAAGAACAGTTAATGGTCCTCCGTTTAATTTTACAGTTGCGTTTGTCGTTGCATGCGTATTAAAAATACTAATAGAATCCGTATGCCTTCCGATGCTTACAGCACCACTAGTGCTTGTCAGTCCTGTATTCGAAAATACTAAAGTACCGTCACTCATTTGTTTCTCCTTTAAATACCTTAACGGTATCTATATTATTGCCAGAATCTTGATTCTGACCTCTTTCTTTTTGATCCCCAGTGCCTTGAACACCACTTGGTGTCGCCCCACTGTCTGATCTAGATTTTGGCGGATTAGAAGAAGCATTGTTGGAGTTTCCAACTGGTGCTCCTGCGTTCTCTTGTTTAATCTTTGTTGGGAAAGGAAGAACATCATCGCCATCCTTCCGTTCTGGGAATCCAATCTTACCTCTAACTTCATTAGGACTGATAACTTCAGTTCTAAGGTAGCGGTCATAAATTCTTGATTCCATATCTTCATCAAGCAAGTCAATCTTCTTAAGCTTGAACTGAAGGAGGTCTGTGAACTCAGCAAGAAGTCTGTTGATCTTCTTTTCAATGATTGCTTGGTCTGGACCAATGACTTGCATCTTGAATGTTTTATCAGCATCTCTTGATACCGCAAGGTTTGCATTATCGTAAACACCGACTTTCGGTGCGGGAACTCTGTTGGCTACAAGAATTTCATCACGGTTTGATTTGCGATACTTGTCAAACGAAGCATCCTGAACTCCGGCTTCAAGTTTTTCAAAACGAATGTCTGAGTCAGAACCAATGCTGGCGGGTAGGGGGATAACAAGTGTTCCGTGGTTTCTACCTTTAACTTCATTGCGGAAGTAATTAACAAGTTCAGCTTTTGACTTATTGCTTAGTTTTGCACCTTTAAGAATAATTGCATAACGAGGAATAGCCTTATTTTCAAAATAATCAATATTATATTCTTTTGCAAATTTATCCCCAATGATTGCTGCTGCTGCAGAAACTGCTGCCGGGATACCGTAATAAGTACTGTTTGGAGAATACATTTTAAAATGAATAATTTCATTTGGCTTTGGATCACCATTAATGGGATCTTCCATCTCTAGATCTTGAAAGTTTCTAAAGAAAATAGCTTGGATTTTGTTAGCCCTTGAGAGTTGCACAAAACCATCTCTACGCCTTCTTACACGAACCATTGTTGCAGGGATGTGACCAATATAACCAACCTTGCCCTCATTGTTGCGACCAATTTCTAAATAACCATTACCGACTGTAAGACAATCTTGCCAAACACGAACCATTGTCTCAATCAATGTTTCTTCAACATTGAAACTTTCAAAAAGAACTTCAAGCTCTTCCCTGAGATCTTGCAATCCTTTACGGGTTTTTTCAAGTTTTAATGGCTCGCCTTGTACTTTTTCAATACGCCTTCTTGATTTAAGAGTTTCATCAAATTCAAAACCAAGACCAACTGTATTCATTACTCTTGCGTTAATAGCTGCATAGTGGATTGAGCTCTGATCGTATAGGATTGCAAGACTATCTAAGTCATATGGCGGATTAACAATATCCCATAACGAATAACCATTAACAACTTCTGGGTCAAGGTATTTAGACTTTGTTCCATCTTCACCCTCATGTCTTTTCTGAAGACGCTGAGCTTTTCTTTTCATTTTAGGAGAAAGGCTTGAAATCTTTACTTCCGAAAAAGGGTCAACCGCATCAATTTTGGCTAAAGCTGAAATATAAGAAAGGTCGTCAATCTCTTCGTTAAAGTCATCACTATCCTGTGACAGAACCATTTTGTTATCCATTATTTACTCCCAAAGTGCTGGTCATACATATCTTCAAATGGGTCAGCAACCAGACCAGCAGCAAGCCTCTCTGCTTGATCATCTCTTTCATCAGAAGAAACCTTTCTTGCACCGGGAACCCAGCGGATAACTCCTGCATCAGAACCTGTCCAGTATTTTGCAACTTCTGCAACACGAAGCTCAAGAGCTTCATCACCGACCATTCCTTCTGCGCAAAGAACACCATCCCCATCGGATAATGGGAAACCGTCTGGCATAATCCAGAGACAGAT